CGGCTAGCGCCAACGCATGCTAGTTCCGCAAGCCTTACTCAAGGGCCCTTTTAATCGCGGTGATTTTCCTTCAACCCTAGGGGGTGAAGGGACTCTTTCTCCAACTGTTTAGGCTTCTGCGCACCTTGCGCTCCAGCACAACCAGTGCCGAAACTTCCTTCCGTGTCTCCACTTGGGAGGTGCGTCGAAGAAGGTCACTGTAAGCATCTGAGAGATCCTCCGGTAACTCTCGCAAGAGAACAACCGAAGGAATGTTAGGCCAAAGAGCCTCACCTAGGTGTAAACCAGGGAAAAGCTCATCGGTCAACCTCTCATCCTCCTGGTCGGAGGATAGGAAATCCGCATCGGTCTCACGACCGGGTACGGGAGTACCGCTTTTGTCATCACTCATGTACAAAAGTCTGTTGCTCCGTGCGGATCGCCTCATAAACGTCCTAACCCGTTCATCACGGGACCAAACACGTTCAATGCTTGGGGTCAGACGCTCACTTAGCGGAATCCCGAAGGGGTTCCAACCTAAACCTTGCGGTTCAGGTAAGTCAGCGATATAACTGATCACCCGCTTCTGGCGGGGACTTAGCACTGCTAAGGCCCTGGGACCGAACTGCTGACAAAAGCTCACAAAGCTGTCATCAGACATCCGGCCCTTCCATTTGAAGCCTTGTACCACGCTGTTAGACGTGATAATCCTACCGATGAACTCGGCGGTTGTCCCACTCCAGAGTGTTTTATGCTCGGATATTGGAACTCCTAGGCTAGTCATCCGGTGACGGTATAACTCCGCTACCGCGTAATTCATGATGACGACATCATCGCCTACTATTACATAGGGCCAGACATCATCAACCTTTGGAACTTCGAGCTGCTGAAAGCAGTCCTGCACTATGCTATGGTGTAGCAAAGCGAAGCTTGCAAACGTTGGCCCTAATCCTAAAGGAGTACCAACTGTCCACTTCAGCAATTCCCACGAGGGTGGTTTTGGGCTAGCCCACCACTCCCCTCTGCAGGTATCGCGGAAGAATTGGAGCCACCGAGTGCTCACCCCGAAACGCGAAAGCATTTCGAGCTGCAAGTCCAATGGAAGGTTATCTGAGCAATTGCTCAAATCCATTGAACAAGCTGGGAAGCCATCTTGGAGCCATTTCTGGATCCTAGGAATAGCCGCCACCTGGTCGAACGTATGATCGTTCGGCACTCGTTTCAGGGCACGAAAGAGAGCTGTCTTGAGAGGCAGCAGAGCCTGTTGGTAAACCCGATAAGGGTTAGCCGCAAAACGGAGCTTGTACCCCGCCTCTTGGATTAAGCTTATCAGACCCATCTCCGGCAACTCGACCGGTAGAGGTCCACCAGCCTTCTCTTCGAACTCAAGATTGAGTTCGAGGTCAGGGACAATGGATTTCTCAAGTCCCCGCACAGTGCCACTAAGGATGTCCCAATTTTGGGTCGTCCAGACGGTTTTTCGAATCAACGGACGAAGCGAATCTATCACAGATTCCTCTTCAGGCACCGTTTTCAAACCCTTAGGCGCTCTCCGGACGGGACTGGAGTGATAGTCCACTAATGGACTTCCAGTCTCTTCTGTTACTCGAACAGAAACGAAGAACGGGCTTCTATGGACCAGTGTCAAGCCTTTCTCAAGCTCAACACGAAGCACAGGCTCGCGACGAATCGCGTTAACAGCCTTTGCCCATTGTTTAGCAGTGACCTTGACTTTGGGGTCTTGGTATACTAAACCAGTATACACCATTACCGCATTCCATGCCACCCTGAATTTCTTTTTGGGTAACTTGAACAAGGGGCCAAAAGCTCCTTTAGGAGAGCCATCGGCGCGATAACGGATCCATGAATGACTCTTTGTAGGCGGTAGACCAGCGTAGGATCGAAGCAAATCGACCTTTATAGCTTTGATTCTGTCTACAGTCCACTCTTCGCCGCTTCCGTGAGGACCAATCCATTTCTGAACTAGTTTCACGATTTGGTCAGCCTCATTGACCGTCAGGCCAATAACACGAAGTCGGAGTACCGATGCCTTGATGTCGAACATCAGTCTTTGCTCCTTTACAGGATACGAGACGGCAGGCCTTCGGGCCCGCTCGACC